AATTAAGTCAGGTATAAATAAACTATTGTTCTTCCATTCATCATACTTTTCTATATTTACAGAAGACAAACAACAGACTGCTGTTCTATTTTCATCAGTAGCTAATGTTATTTCTGTACATAGATTAGAATGATTTACTTTTAATCCTAGTTTTTTCTGTGTCTCAGGCAATGCATCATTTACTGTATCAATAAATGAAACATAAGGCTCACCAGTGGCAACTCTTGTCTCTAATATTTTTAACCACAAATCTCTAGCTGAAACAGTCCGTACTATTTTTTTAGTGTGCGGGTCAATTAAATTCCAACTATCATCAAACGTTGGTTCTTTAATACAGTTGTCAATTAAATGCATAAACTCATCAGATATATTTATACCATGATGTAGGTTAAGACATTTTCTGTGTACATCACCACCGCTAGGTTTTCTCATTTCTAAAAATTCTATTATCTCAGGATGTGATATATCCATGTATGCCGCATAACTACCACGTCTTGTTTTACCTTGAGAGAAAGCAAGTATCTCACTATCAACTACGTGTAAAAAAGGTATTGAACCAGAAGACTGTGAACCACCTGAAGTCTGTGTACCATCACTTCTTACATGTCCCCAGTAACCACCGATACCACCACCCACAGAAGCAAGCCACGCGTTCTCTGTGTAGTGTCCTGTTAATCCTTCTCTACTATCACCTACATAATTTAAGAAACATGAAATAGGCATACCTCTTTTACTACCGGCATTAGACAAAACAGGCGTAGAAAACATAAACCAAAGTTTAGATGCATAATCATATATACGCTGTGCCATTTCATCATTATCAGAAAAAGCTTTTGCCGCTCTCATAAATCCTTCTTGAGGTGATGTTTCTTCTGGTAATAAATACCTATCTTTTAATGTTGTCTTACCAAAATCAGTAAGTAAATTATCTCTTTCGTAATCTATCATTCTTTTGTTTCCGTTACTCTTGGTTGTCCTTCTTTTTCTATAATAAAATCAATGTATTGTTTAGCTTTCTTTAAATCTTCAATACCATGTCCCTTGTATCTCCACCTAGAAATATACTTCACAACGTTGCCCTCACAGTACGTAAGGTTATTTTGTACGATATAATCTATAGGTTCTATACCACCTTTATTATAGTGTAACGGTTTTTTTATATTGTCCATAATTTTACTTCTCCTGTTTTTTTATTGTAATCACCATGTCTTAGTATACGTGCAACTCTAGCTTGTTGCAGAGCTTCAGCTTCAGTATACCCTTTATCTACGTAAATCTTTTTGACTATTTGCCATAGGTCTAAAAGGGGAACGTTAGTATATTTCTTAATGAGTTTCTCAGCAGTCTTAATTCCGACACCTTCTATGCCATCATAACCATCAACTTTATCACCAGTCAAAGTTTGTATCATAAACCAATAGTCAGCCATTCTGTGAGGTATTTGTTCTACAGTCATAGCATCTTGTGATAGTTTACAAGGTACTGTTCGTAAGTCCTTGTCTATACTAACAACAATACGCTCTTCATCTGTAGGCTCTGTAGCCATAATACCCATAACATCATCTGCTTCTAAGTTCTTCCACACAACTCCGTTATGTTTTTCTATGACATATTCTCGTAAAGCTTTTAATGTTAATGGTTTACGTTTGTCTTTTCTATTACTTTTGTACGAAGGTAAGACATCTTTTCTAAAATTGTTGCTGTCTGTTAATGCAATAACATAGTCATCAGCTTGTAAGTTAGAACCTAAGTCATCTATAACTGCATCTACATCAGCTTTACACAAAGTTTCATCACAGTGTAGTGTCCATAAACCATCACCCCAGTCTGTTTCTACTTCGTTGTTAAGTGCTATCTTATATAATAAAATATCACCATCAATTAAAAGTACTCTTTTTAGTTTCATGTTTCTCCTATATATCAAATGTTAATAAATCTTCTTTTGGAATTATGTGTCCCTTACTTGTCCAGTTGTCACCACCCTTCTTAATAGGGTACTTAACCATAAGTTTTTTAAGATGTGCAGTAGGTATTAAAACCCATACTTGGTCTGTTCTCTCTTGTGTCCATAAACAGATAGCATAATTTCTTGACTGTGTTGTATTAATTCCAGAAGGTTTACCTCTACTTTCTGTTTCAATATAAACGTTACCTGTTTTTTGACACAGTCTATCAGTCTTACATTCTATCTTACCTTCTACTGCTTCTTGAAATTCATTCTCGTATTGTTGTCCGAACTTTAAATCTTTATCAAAGTGCGGTTGTGCTTTAGTGTGTTTCACTCCAGTTGTCTCCTATCTTGTATTCACCAGTGAGAGGAAGTCTTAAATTAAAATACTTACCAGTGTCTTCGATTGCTTTTACGGCTAATTGCCCTACTTGCTCAGCGTCTTTTTCAAGACATTCTACTTGTATTTCATCATGTACCCATACAACTTGATGTGCTTCCGGTATATTCTTAATTACTTTATCAAACTCTACTAACCATTGTTTACAAACTAAGGCTCCGGAACTTTGTAAAAGTGTATTGAGTGCGGCATGACTTGAACGTACTTTAACTTTTCTTTTATCAAGACCTAGTAAGTAACCACGTTCAGCCGCTTGTTGTACGTTCTCAATTAATTTATTTAATGCAGGTAAATTATTTAAGAAACGTTTTTTTATCTTAGATGCTTCTGCTACAGTTTTGTTTGTAACTGATGCAATCTTTTTTACACCACCACCATAAAGAAAGCAGTAGTAAAAACGCTTGGCTAAGTCTCTGCTATCTAACCCTGCTAATGTTTTTGTTTCAGTGTGTATGTCACCTTCTAAAACAACTTTAGCATAGTTGCCGTTATCGTACTTAGCCATGTAGTGAGCCAACATCCTCACTTCTAAACCTGAGACATCAATGCCTACAAGTTTTTTATTAGTTGGAACTGTAAATAACGCTCTACATTCTTTACCATAAGGCACACCTACACTAGGAATTTGTGCCATATTAGGAAACGAGTGTGTTGCACGTGCTGTTACGGTAGAATTAGTATTACACGTACCATGTATTTTATTATTCTTATTGGCTTTGCCATTATTACAGATGGATTAACAAGTCACAATTCTACAAAATGATAAGATTTTTATAGCTAATTAAAACTTTCTGAAATAAACTTTCATTATTTACTGAAAGTTTAAAAACTTCTATTATCTTTACACCATGCAATTAGATGAAGCGAAACATAAATTTATACAATCCTGGGGGAGCTTTGGTTCTCAATGGGGAATTAATAGGACTATGGCTCAAATTCATGCTTTATTTTTAATCAGTCCAGAATCTATGAGCACTGAAGAGGTAATGGATGCGTTGCAGATTTCAAGAGGTAATGCCAATACAAATATTAGGACATTAATTGATTGGGGACTACTCTACAAGGAGTTTAAAGTGGGGGAACGCAGAGAGTTTTTTATTGGTGAGAAGGATATTTGGACAATTGCGAAACGAATTATTAAAATGAGACAACAAAAGGAGTTGTTGCCTATGTTACAAATATTAAATGATACGCGAAAACTACATAATCGCCCTATACGTGCTCTAATTGTGACTCCCACTCGTGAACTAGCAGCACAGGTACATGATGATGTGCGAACATACGGTGCTTTTTTAGATATCAGATCTACGGTGATTTTCGGAGGAGTAAACAGTAATCCTCAAATTAGAACGCTTCGACAAGGGGTCGATATATTAGTAGCTACTCCTGGACGATTGCTTGATTTGCAAAATCAAAAAGAGATCTCATTAGCTAATGTTGAAATTTTGGTATTAGACGAGGCCGATCGTATGCTGGATATGGGGTTTGTTCGTGATATTAGAAAAATAATCGCCTCATTGCCTCCGAGAAGACAGAATCTACTATTCTCAGCTACTTTTTCAAAAGAAATAAAACACTTGGCCAGTTCTTTTTTACATAAACCTGTTCTGGTAGAAGCTACTCCAGAGAACACGACCGCCGAAAAGGTGGACCAGGTTGTATATCGTACCGATAAAGACAAAAAAACAAGTTTGGTAATTAAACTGCTTGAAGAAGGACAATGGCAACAAGTCTTAATTTTTACAAGAACCAAGCATGGGGCGAATCGCCTTAGTCAAAAGCTTGAAAAAGCTGGAATAAAATCGGCTGCTATACATGGCAATAAAAGTCAAGGAGCACGTACCAAGGCATTAGCGAATTTTAAGAGTGGATCGATTAAAGTATTGGTGGCTACCGACATAGCCGCACGTGGACTAGATATACCATTACTGCCCCATGTTATTAATTATGAGCTACCAAATATTCCAGAGGATTATATTCACCGAATTGGAAGAACAGGTAGGGCAGGTGCTAGTGGAGAGGCTATTTCAATCGTAAGTATCGATGAGTATGAATATGTGAATGCCATTGAAAAACTGCTAGGTGAAAAACTACAAAGTAAAATAATCAAAGGCTTTGAGCCATCGGAAACACTAAAAGATGTATTGAATAAAAAGGCTGAAAATAAAGCCCAACATCATGCTGGCCGAAAAAGTCGGCACACTTCCGACAGATCAAAAAACAGCGGAGGTTTCACAAGAAGGAGGTAATTTACACTTCCTTTATTTGCTGTTTGGGTCGTATGATAAATCGCTTCTTATATACCCATTTAATGTCACAACCCGAGTAATGGATTTTAATAATTCGTTATATATAGGCGTTCTCGCATCACCTAGAAGTTCTTTGTTTTCCTTACGGATACGTTCGTAATCCTCTGCATTTTTAGCCGATATGGCCACTAAAATAAATTGTCCGACTGTACCAAATCCACTACGATATAATCGATAGTATTCTTTAGAGTTGTTTTTGCGGTATAATTCTTTAAATTCTTTGGCGAGATCTAGTACTTTTTGAAAATTTTGAGGAGTCACATACCAATACTCTAATTTTCTAAACTCCATTCCATTTTCCACAACCTGTACTCCCTGAGGCATATATGATAATTCCTTGTCTAAATGAATTATATAGTCGTTATGCGTATCATAGCAATTATCAAAATTATCGAACAATTCATTGAATTCGTTTTCTCCCATCTTGTCAATAAGTAATGAGAATCGACTTTTATCTAAGTCCCCCATGTTTACAATAGGAGATAGATGAAAGTATCTAAGG